GACTTTGCTACCCCTTATTCTACGCTTAGTTAATTTCTTGATAAACGGCGTTTATTCGTTTTCCTGATAAAGGGGGCTTAATCGGATTAAATCCGATTATCACTCCATTACTAGGAGTTTCTGGCGGAACACGTCAGGGTTAGCTGCGGCTTGGTTCAGATAGCGCCAGGCATTAGCGGGGTCGCGATCGGCTAGTGAGCCGAAGCTCTCCCAGAAGGCGCCAGGGTTACCTTGCACTTGGGGCTGCGGGGGGAAGGGCATCTGAGGGCGCTCAGGGGCCATTCCAGTGGCTGCACCAGCAGGACGAACAAACTGTTGCCCAACTTGCTGACCATACACAGGAGCGTCATCGGGGATAGGGTAGGGACCGTTATCACCAAAGAACTCACAAGTATAGTCCGCCAGGACATCCGGATTGGTCAGGATCGTTTCGTAAGCTTGATGCTCAACGGAAAGTTCCTGAAGAAGATTCACAGCTTGCACCAACTGAGCGTTGGTGTTAATCAGTGCGTCTTCAATGTTGCAGGCGTAGTTGTTGAGAACAGCAGGGGCATCGGCACCAAAGTAATCAATAACTTGCAGGCTGGCATCACTTACTCCGTTTGCGCGGAGCTGGTTTGCTGTTATTTCCTGCGAAGTTTGGGAATAACTGTTGGAGTAGGCCGGGTTGCTGTTGATCCCAGGCGAATAGGTCTGCGTCCCCTGGTTGCTGTACTGAGTTGGTACTACCTGGGAATTGTAATTGGCCGGAACGGCTTGAGGCGTCGCGGTCGATTGTTGACCCTGGAATGGGAATTGGACGGGCGAACTCAGGAGCCCTACCAGGCTGTTGAACGCCGACTTGTACGGGTTGTCCGTTTGAGGGGCCTGTGGGGCTGCCTGGTAGGACTGGGGGTACGACGGAGTAGGGTTGTATTGGGGTTGTGGAACCCCCATCTGGGCCTGCATTTGCGGGGCCGGGGCCACCGCTGTTTGGTAGGGCGCCACCCACTGCGAAGTTGTTGCTACCGCCGGTGCCTGAGACGCCGTCTGCTGCATTACTGGAGCCGCGTAGCTGATCGGCTGGGTCTGAGATACTTGGGGTGCCGATTGGGTCGGCATTGCGGTATCGGCCTGCATAGGTTACCTCTTTTTGTAGGCTTTCGAGAGTTCGGTAAAGGAAGGGGGTGAGATCAAGTCTCGGATCCGCAGCCATGGGTAAGTTGGGTTGCTGCGGATGGGGGGTCCTCATTTGTTGATTTACGAGATCAATAAATGTGGCCATTGCCCTCTGTACTTCTCCCACCATCCGGAACGGGAAACCGCTGAGCATGCCAGCAACTTCGTCGTCCGTTTTTGAAGGGAACAAATACTTCAGTGCTTCTATGCTATCAACACCTAACTCCTGTAGGTTCCTAGTAAAGATTGATTGGTTAAGTTTGTCCTGAGTTGTATCTTCATAAACAGGACCCATCCAACGCCACTCTATAGTTCGATCTCCATCTGGAGCCAAACCCAAGACACCTGGTGGAATTGTTTTTGTCTCTACGGCATTATCAATTGCTTTTTGAAGTTTCTTTTCATACAAGCTTTTTTGCTTCTCGTATTTTGCTTCTTGCGCAGGATCTTGAAGATCAACAGGAGGATCAGGGTATTTAATACCTGAAGCAAATGCCAAGGATTTACGGAAGATTTGCTCTTCCTGAAAAACCATCAATTCAAGACAACGACAAATACCATAGGTATAAAGTTGTAGGCACTTTTTCTTTGCAGTAGCACTGACGCGTCCGTACGCTGATTTAATTTCAGTCGCGGTTACATTGGTGATACTTAGGTCATCGATGCCTCCAAGGGCAAGCCGGATCTCACTACGAAGCTGTTCTGCGTAACGTGCTTGGTCAGCACTGACAGCGTTGGGCGTAATAAATCCAACACGATCGGTTGGCTCCAGGTTAGCGATGACCCTGGGGACGCGCAGGCCTGAACCAGGCTTTCCGTAGTAGCCAGGCTTGCGGCGGCTTTCGTTGTCCGATTTAAATGTGGAGGCGGACAGGCTGAACTCAGATTGGAAACCTGATTGACTGGAAATACTGGGGCGCTGGTCGGTTTCGCTACCAACTGCTTCAGTGATGTCCGCCTTGGGACGAGACGACAGCAGCGTAGGGTTTCCAAAGAATGAAAGGTTTGCCCGGATGTTTTTAACCATCTCATCATGAGCGATGATCTGGTTGGAAAGCCACTCAAACTCCCCGTATCCCTCAGTACCAAAGGCGTCGGGATTATTGAAAACTTCTACGCACGGAATGAACTCCATGCTGTTGACAGTTTTAGTGGTGTTGTTTAAGTTTGCAAACTCCACAGGGCTGTCAAACGACATTTCCTGTTCGCTGTGGCACTCTTCAATTTCTGTTGCAGTAATCCGCAACCGCATATAACGCTTATCAGTTGAGAGACCAATGCCACCAAAGCCCCTGCTAGATTTGACCTTATATGAATAAATAATAATAACTTCTTCTAATTCGCCATCTGGTGAGTAATAAGTTCTATAAGCATCTTTGTCAAACCAATACAATCTATACGTTTTCTTTGTTGGTCGAATATAAAAAAGACCCTTGCCATAGGCCAAGAAGCGATCCCACATTGAATCGAGGCGGGCGTCCAGCTTGTTGAACTTGATTACTTGCTGAATAAAATCAAACCGTTGCGTACCAAAGTTATCTTGATTTGGATAAAACTCAACGCCTTGCCTAATGCCAAACATGCGCATTTGCGCAAGGTGCGCATTAATGAGCATGGTATCCGCACTGCCGTTTGAGTCGCGCTCAACAACAGATTTTAAAATGTCGTCAAGAATAGATTTGTTTTCGGACATTCGTTTGGAAAGCGCTTTAGCTATTATGCCTCAATATCGTATCCGGCGTGCAACCTTTTTAGGGTAATTACATCATCTTCAACTTCGACATCAAATCGTTCGCCAGGGCTAAGCCCCATGTCGTGACACAACTCATCGGGGAGCGGAACAACAGCAGAACCGTAGGCGTCCTGGTCCAGTTCAATAATGTAATAGCCGGTAGACATTGTAAGGTGGTTTCATAAGTTTAGATCCAGAATACTTTATCCCTTACAATCCTGCACACATCAATATTCGAGTTCAAGTTTGCCCCTGGTCATCAATCCGTTACAGAGCCAGACAAGAGCGTCGACGCAGTCGTCGTGTGAACTAACGCCAAAGTTGATGATCTCGTCAGTCAACGCCTGGAACTTGCGATACTTGTTAAAAGTAATTTTGCGCTGCTCAAACAATCCCATGATGCCCCTAAAGCGTGCAACCTTGTCACCACGGAATCCTTTGACCGCATGCCAGTTAATGTTGTAAAGCCCGTGCTCCCCTAAGCAGATCCGTTTGAAGTCAGCTTCAAGGGACGCTTGGTATGCCACAGCTTCTGACCACACGTCAATAGTGCTGCCAGTGGGGAAATATTGGTTTCCATCTTTGTGTGCAATTCCCCACTCATAACACATCTCCATAAGAGACTCCAACTTCTCTAAGTTACCCATAACTCGGATCCGCTTGCAATCTATGATGTGAATCTTGCTGCCGATCCTGCCGCCAAGCACTATGGCTGTGTAGTCATTACGTTCCCTTATACCAGCGGAGAGGTCAATGCCGATTCCCAAAGCATCAAACTCCGTGGAGATTTGGCCTTTAACAATCAGCTCAGGGGAAAGGGAAAGCTCGCTGGTTTGTGCAATTTGATTTTGGTACTGAAAACTAAAACTGATAGGTGCTTGACGGCGGCGATCGCTAAGATATTCCAGAGACCACATGTTAGGCCAGTAAGAAACTTCGTCTCCGTTAGCATCAACAGTGATTGCGGATTGAACGATTTGAACCCAGTCATTTTGTGGAATAAACGTAGTGCTGTGAATGTCGTCGTGCCTGAACCGAGTGCCGAGGCAGATGGCTCTTCCACCCTCAAACATAGTAGGAACAATAACGGAGTTCCAGTTGTCCTCCATCATCTGTCGGATGTCTTTATTTTTAATGTCGTCGCTCGACTTAATACAGTCGTCGATTATACATAAGTGGCTTCGTTTTGAGGTCACGGCGCCCTTGAGGCCAGCGCAACAAACTGTAAATTCTTCTTCACCAGTAGATCTGATGCCTGCAAACTTCCAATCAATACTCCAGTATTCGTTGGAGTTAATCCCTTTGGCAATTTTTACCATAGGGAAAATTTCTCGATACGTTTTACTTTCTTCGATGATGCGCTTGATGGCTGCACTCTTAGGCCGAGCAACATCAACCGTGTAGGAAATATAAAGAATCTTTAAGGGTTTTTTGTGGAAGGCGTGAACGCCAATTGCCCAAGCTGTATATAAACCTAAAACTGTACTTTTTGCACTACCCCTGGGAGCAAGGATGTCAATGTTGGGACCACCGATAGCAATCAAGCACTCAGTATTATCGCCAGTACAAAGGTAGCGGTGCCATTGTTTATGGTGTTCTGCTGGCGGCTTATCTCCTACTACGTCACAAAAGTATGCAAAATCTGTACGCGCCCGTTCAGTGTCAATGTTAGAAGTTTTTTTAACAACTTGTTGTTTAGCTGCTGCACGCGCAGTTCTGCGATGAACACTATAAAGACTTGTGCCAGCCAATGTAAATCTCAGTTATGTGCTTACCTTAGCGCACTAACCTTTATGATTCTTCTTGCAGAATTTTTGTCCATACTGCCATGGACGCTTCTTCTAAAGGACCTTCAATAGGATCATCACGGAAGATCAAAAGCATTTCACGCAACGCACGATCGGCGCCAGCAAGGATCAGACCTTGCTTGTCGGTTAGGTGTTTTTCGTCGTTAAGTTGCTTGATGGTGCCACGCAGTTCTTTTTGGAGCATGGCGATCCTGGAGGCCCCCATGTCTTGCTTGATCATGCCAAGATCAATTGCTTCCCTAAGCTTTGCAATATCCTGCTGCATGGAGTCAATTTCCATCTCCATGATTCCATTGAAGTTTCTCTTCTTAAATTCTTTTACAGCCCATTCACTGCACTCCACGATGCTGCCTGAAAACCCGAGAAATCGGGAGTACAGATACATCTGTATGGGTGAAGAGATTTGCTTGCAAAAAGAAAGAAAGGATTCGCGGTCTTTTTCAGTTAAAGACTGGAGCCAGTCAATCATGCACGATAAGAGCCTTGCGCCCAGTTACGGTTCCTGTTGGCAGCATAGTTCTCTTGCATGATTTTCTGCAAGTCGGTTTTCCGCGTTTCTTCGCCGGCAGTTTGCGTACCGAGGCGTTGCTGTTCACCTTCAGTGGTTGTCGAAGCGCGCTGTTGTTCACCTTGCGTTGCAATGGTGGCACGGGTTTCACCACCAATAGCTTGTGTCTGACGCATGTCCTGCGTGGTGAAGAACGCTTTGTTCTGCTGGTCCAACTGCGACCCAAGGGTCATGTTGAGTCGGGATTGTGCACCGCTGACTTCATTCAACGCAGTTTGGGCCTCCAGGGACTGAGTAGGCTGCTGCACCACCGTAGGGGCCGGCGGCGGCGGGGAGTAAGTGACAGAGGGTGAACTACCTCCCATGACAATAAAACCTCTTAATTAGTAATAGTATAGCAAATAGAGCAGTGATCAGCCTACTTGGAAAGTTTGACCGGCAAATCTAAGTCCGCTTTGTGCTGCTTGCTGTTGAGCTGCGATACCCATGGCACGGCGATATTCTGAATCAGCTGCTGAAGCCATTTGATTCTGTTTAGAGGCCATGATATTTTGGATGTTGCTCGGTGAACCTTCTTTAAAAGCTAAAAATTGCTTGCTTGCTGCCAGGTTGCGAGCAGTTGCTTGAGAAGCAGCAGCAGACATGTATGGAAACACATCTGACAGCTGTTTCCGTGTCAGTTCCGCTTGCATCTGATATTCTTGTGCACGTTGAGCCGACAGCTCAGGTTGCGCACTTTTCCAAGCATAAATTTGATCTAAAACTGTTTGAGAGGGTTTGCCAACAGCATCTCCACCAGGGAACGAGGGGACAGTTGGAGGGGTTTGTCCTTTTGGAGTCGGAGTGCTTGCTGCTACAAGCGACGCCGCCAGAGCATTGGGATCAAACTTGCTATTATATTTGTCGCTTAACTTAACTGTTGACGGGGATACCAAACTTGCGGTTGGATCCCATATGGAACGAAAATCAGCCATACTGATATTGTGCCGCTAAGGCTGACCCCATTTGTGAGGCAGCATTAAGACCCATTTGTTGTGCAGTTTGTGCGCCACCAAGCATCAGCGCTTGGTTGGTACCGATGTTGGAACGAATTTGAGCAGCCGCCATCATACGCTCAAGCTCACTTTTCTTGGCTTGTTCCATGAGGGGAAGCATGGCATACCCTGTCTTAACAGCTTCAGCACGGGTTTGATCTGCTAACAAAGCCTGTTGAACGCGTGTGGTAAGGAGTCCTTTATTGGGATCCACAAGATCATACACAGAAGTTGGTTGATTTAACTTTGCAAGATTTTCAGGTACCGCAGCAACCTGCGGCATTGCTCCAGGTTGTTGGACTAACTGATAGGTTGCAACTGGCCCGACAGCAGCACCTGCTGCGTCCTGTACAGGCTTTCTTAGAGCATTTGCGGTCAACCCCCCTGCAAAAGCAACCGGCACCATAAGGGGGTTGCTTATGGCGCTCCCTACAAGACCTGTAAAGGCTTGCCCTGCCATCCGGTTAAAATCAAAAGCCATAATTTAGATCCTCTTAATAAACATTTTAGTGGTAATAAGCTTTAATTAAAAGAAACTACCCAAAGAAACTACCCACGCTGCCACCAATGGCAGGCAGCGCTGCTCTAATCCCTGGACCAAGTCCTGGAATAAAGCTAGCTCCAATACCAGCCAAAGTTCCCAAGGGGCCGCCAAACCCTCTAGATCCTTGAATGGTGTAAGGTTGCTGCTGCTGAGGATAAACAACAGTGAAATCACCGCTACTCTGTACACCGCCGCCGCTCATGCCGCCGCCGCCACGATTACCGTAATAACCAAAATCATTATCTCTATTTTTCCCCCACTTTTCTAACGCGCTCCCCGCCATGCGCATGCCTTCGCCAAACTTATCTCCAAAACTTGGGGAGCTTTTACTTGATTCTGACGATGAACTAAGATCTAATTTTGGAGCATCTTCACCGTAAAAATCTGTAATGGAATAGTTACCAAATGGGTTTTGGCCACTTTTAATCGCGTTCTCATAATTAGTATTAAAGCCGCCAGCATAATCGGAAAAAGCCATTTACTTAACGTACGGAGTGAGTTGTTGCCAGCTACGTGCCTCAGGTTGACCTAAGGCTGCACCAGCTTGTTCTAAAGAACCATGTTTGTGCTTTAAGTATTCTACAGGGTTTTCTTTTTTAAGTCGCCGTTCTGCAGATTTTTGAAGAAGTTTCTTAGCAACATGTCCAATAGTTGCCGCAGTTGCTGCTCCTGCTAACAAAATTACCGGATCTGTGTAACCACCAAGTTTTTCTGCAATTTTAGTTCCTACACCTGGCTCGCCATAAGTATGTTGTGTGGTTTTTGTTGCCCCACCAGCAGCACGCCTTTTGTAATACTCATCTAATCCCGCCCCTCGCCGCTCGGTTGCAAATTCAGGGTATTGTCCTTCCGCAATATTGTAAACCCCTTGCGCATCTGGAGCACTAGACTTAATTTTTACTTTTGGTTCAATAGCTTTAGTTAATCCTTTGATTGCACCAAGACCTGCGGCTGTACCCAAGACAGCACTTAAGGTAATAGGTACACCTTTCAAGCGAATCTCAGGATCATTTAATCCTCGTGCGGTGCCACGAATGACGCCCCCCAGTGCAGAAAAAGATTGTGCCTCAGGATCAACAATGACGTTCTTCCCTGCTTCCGGCTTCATGTTTTCATAACGACGGTATTGCACATAAGTAGAAGGTGCAACATCAGGACGTTCTTTTTTAAATTCAGCATAAGGAAGGAGTTGCCCACGCTGACCCAAGCCATAACGCAGTGCGGCTTCTAACGTAGCTGAACGAGTCTTGCGCCCGGTGGGATCCTCTTCTTTAGAAACAGGTGCTACAGCCTTTTGTCCCCTTGGTCGTAATCCTGTAGCAATGGATCCTGTTTGACCGCTCAAAAGCCCCAGGGTTACAGGAACTGCTGCAGCAACTACGGCGCCAGCAAGGGTGGACTTCAGGCCAAGTCGTGGTGCGGCATATTGACCAACATCGCCCATAAGTCGGTGCATGTTTGTATAATGCCAAACATCTCTACGAGTCGCATTTGTTAAGACATCTGCGGCAAGCCCTGGAGCTATTGGTGCAGCAGTGGGAACGTTAAAAGGAACATTAACTTTTTCTTTATTGGCAACAGAAGAATAACTGCCACTTGGATATACGCCTTGAGTTCGTTTAACGTTTGCTGCAGCAACTGCATTTCTTATTTGCTCGCGCAACACTTCTCCGGTGGGGCCAATATTGCTTTTATAATAATTCCAAGGGGTACGTTCAATACCTGTTTGCAACTTGCTGACAGCTTGTTGAGCAAACTGTTGAGCTTTAGCTAAGCTATTTGTCAGGTAATTTGTATTGACGTTTGGATTCATTATCAGTAACGAGCATTTGGATTTAACATGCCAATGATACTTTGTAGATCAGCGCTAGGATTTTTATGCACAACCGTTGTCATCGGGGCGTGATAATTTTTAGCTAGTGCCAAATTGATTTCATTGTTGTAACGTTGCTGTTCCATCTCTGCATGCATTCCTTGCAATTGCATTAACTGGGCAGTGTCTGGACTCATTTGATCGCCTGGTTCAGGCGCAACTGTTTGCGAAACAGGTTGCATCCTGCCGTGCAGACCCTGGTTGACAGATTGCGAAACAACCTGTGCGCCAGCACCACCCAAGATGGATCCTGCGCTATCTGCTGCAATGCCAGGAATTCCCATTGCCCTCATGCCGCCAGCAATTGGGGAGCTTATGAGTGACTGGGTGCCTGAATGAAGCGCTGCTTGCAAAGGAGTTACGCCAGGTTCCTGCCCTAAGATACGTGGGACTGCTTGTGATACTGCTGCACCTAGTGCGGTATCTACTGCAACTTTTGTTCCAATATTTTTTAAGGTTTGCGGGTTGGTTAGATATTTTCCGAGGGCTGCTCCCGCCATGCGTATGGCCGGTACTGCTCCAGCAAAAAGAGTCATGATACTTGTGTTCCAGATGCACCCGGATATTTAATTCTACTAGAAGCAGCCACAGCAATATCACCAATTCCTTGGCCAGGTTGTTTAGCTTGGTATGCAGCAATTGTTTGTTGATTTATGGCCTCATCTTCAGGAAGCAAAGCGCGTTTTACTCCTTCCGCATACTTGCTTACAAAATCTTTAGCAAGGGCTTGATCTCCTTTATTAATAAAATTAGGCTGATCGTTCAAACCATCAATTTTGTGTTGTGTATCTTCTGCATCTTTTGCACTAAATACTTGAGAATACAGTTCGCGAGATGGTGGATTCTTTTTTAGCTCAGAGACAAATTTATTACGGTATGAAGTGGGATCCGCATTGGCAGGTGCGTTGGGTCCGGTGGTGTTTGCGGAAACACTATTTTTATCCCGTACAGCCTGATCGGACGGTGATGAATAATTTTGGGAAAAAGTGGCCATCTAAGTAATTACTTACCTTTGTGTTTGCGTAGTTTTTTAAGGGTCTTTGCTAGGTTTGCTTGGCGAACTGTAGTTTTGTCGTACTCGTCAGGGTTAGCAGTTACCTTAGCTGCATACTCTGATACCGACATGTTGTGTTCTTCTGCTTTCTTGGTAAATGCACCCGGACGCTTGATGGCGTCTTTGATCCACTTTTTATCTTTAACCATAATTATTTTTTGTTAAACAACAACTGAATTTGATTGATAGCAGCAGTTGAGGTTAGTGCGCCAGTCACTGCGCTATTTACAACTTTAGAAGCCGTTACAGCCACAGGCTCACTTAGGGCTGCAGCATACGTTTGGACTTTATCGGCTGCTGCCTGGGGGAGAAACTTTTTGGCAAGGTGCGTGGTGATGATCTTTACTTCTTTGTCAGTTAGTTGACCGTCAGATAAAGCTTGCACCGTAATGGTAAAAGCATCTTGCACTTGCGACCCTTTCCAGGTTGCTAGGTTTGACGCCAGGAGTGGATCAAGCACATCGTATGCGCGGGCGATGCCAGGACCTGCCTTTAAGAACGCCTTGGCAACTTCTTGTTTGTTCAACCAGCCAGTGGCTTTAGTCAGACCAAAGCCAGCAATCACAGCAATAAGAGAAAAAATAATTGGTTCCAGGAATGTCACAGCGGTCTCTCAATTAATTCTAATTTAGCAGCGGCAACCCGTGTCAGAACAATGTGGGTTGCTGAACCGATGCTTTAGCCAAAGCTTTTTGCATAGCTGCTCTAAGGTTTGTTCCTGGGCGAGATCCCATGTAACGTTCTGTTGCAAGAGCCTCCTCTAGTGCTGGAGTTGAGCGGATTTGTGAGGCCAGTCCGGCGCCAGGGATAGAGAGTTGCTGCGGCTGAAATTCGCGAACGGTGCGGACAGTAGGGTTAGATTTAGGCGCTTCTTTGGGTCCCTGTATCCATTCTGAAGTTTGGCCAACCTCCTGAGGACGCGCATCTGAAGCCGAAGGTAAATCAACGGATTCGCCGCGCATAATTTGATTTATCATCTCAGCACGTTGCTTTAACAGTGCGACGCTTTTTGCGCGGGGGCTTCCTTCTGCTGGAGCTTGACGCGGCGCAGTTTGAGCCCTGGCTTGTAGTCTGCCCCCAGGGGAAGACAAAGCTAGTTGAATTAAATTTTCATCCACTTGCTCTGGAGTTGGTCCAGCAAGCGCTCTCTTCATTGCAGCATTACTGTAAGCACCCATTCCAGGGGCCGTGTAACCACTTGGACGCTCTGTTGCTGCTTCTGTGTAAAGCAGCCCTTCAGGTGTTATGAGATCAGGGCGCTCTTTTGCCCGATTTTGACGTTCAACGGGATCAAATGAACGTGGGTCAATCACATCAGAAGTAATTCCCTTGTAAGAACGATCTCTTTTGCCCATGAGGCGTTGCGGTTCAACTGCTGTTCCACGAACAGGTCTAACAGATTTGTTGGCGTATTGTGCAGGCAAAACATCATCTGCATGCAAAATTTCACCTGTATTTAAATCTTTGAACAACACAGGCGTTACATCAGAAATGGCACCTTCTGGCGAATATCCTAGGTCCGCCAGTGCTTCCCGGCGGCGACCAACCCCACCAACTTCACTACGGCCTACGCCGCTTCTTGCCCGCATATTGTAGAAATCTATTGGGTCTAAAGTTTTTTCTTCCGGCGCTGAAGTCATGCCAATTATGTCGCCAGTGGTTTGGCTAAAGACAGGTACTTGCTTGGTTCCTTCTACAATGTTCTCAGGAACAGAGAAAAGAAGTTGGCTTGCGCGCGCATCATCTAATTTATTTTGTGCTGCTATTAAATCATTATGTGCATTTTTAAGCACAGTTTGTGTTGATTTTGGTAGAGAATTAAGCTGCTCGCTTGATAACATTACGGTAGGTTTAAGTCCAAGACTTCTTAAAGCTCCATACCTTACGTTACTTAAAACTGTTTGTTTGCCAATCAACTCATTTTCTAAAACTTGCACTTGAGTTAAGTTTTCACCTTTGCCAGAACCAACAGCACTAAAGGGTTTAAAGAAGGATTTGGTCGGGACAGTTTCGCCTCCAGGTAAAGTCGTCGTTAGCGGCAGTGCTAACTGAGATGCTGCTTTAAGTAGTTTAGGATCTTGTGTCATGTCATACAAGCCGGCTGCTTGCCTTAAAAATGTCCTGGTTTTTGCTACCCTGCTCCTTTCAACTTCTGGTAAATCTGCTGTCCTTTCCAGTTTTGTTAGCTCTTGTTCTAACGTGCCAAGCCGCTGAGTTGATTCTTGAAGCAACCTCCGATGCCAAAGTTCAGGTGTCCATGCAGCTTTGCCCCCAAGGTACCCAGCAACTTCTAGCCTTCTTGCCTCTGCTCCTTTAGTAATAAGGCGAGTGTCTTCATCGCTAATAGGGACACTGGCAAGACGCTGAACTTGCGGTTTGGCAAAAGCACTTGTTACATCCCTGGCACCAGAAACAGCAAACTCGCCTATGTCATGTTGTTCTGTTGGTTCAAATGAGTAAGGATGTTCAATCCTGACAGTTTCTGGTTGTGTGCCGCCACCAGTACGAACCAAGCTCCTACCTCCCAGCGGGCGATAATCTACTTCTTCATGACGAACAGGTGCGCCGTAACCTGTTCTTGTAGTTAAAGTTTGGAATAAACCTGAAGCGCCTTTTGGATGTTGCGCTAAATACTCAGGACTGACTTGAGACGGTGAACCCATCCCTGGACTTGGGCGGAGGATGGCTTCAGGATCAAGTGATAAAATTTGCTCACTAAAACCGATTTGCGGTTGCGCGCCGTACTCTCCGGTGGAAGCGCCGATCGGAGCTGCACCTGTTTCTGGTTGTAGGAAATCTTTGACGCGCTCACCAATTCCAGGGAATGCTTCTTTGTAACCAGCAACACTTATCTCTGGGTTCCTGATCTCGCCAGTGACGCGATCAACTAGCGGGGCACCTACAGACGGATTAACTTCTCCGCGCAGATCAGCACGCCGAGCTGCAATTACTTCAGGAGAAGCAAATTTGGTTGCAATCTGGAAGCTTTGGGTGCCAAGATCACGCGGATCCAAGATGTCAGGTGCGTATTCCGTTTCCTGTGCAGAAATCGGCATTTTGCTCAAAACGCTTTGAATTACTTCAGCTTTGCTCCTGGGGGCAAAAGTTTGGCTTGAAGTAATTACATCACTTTCTGTGACAGGTTTAACGCCATAGGACTCAGTCGTAGGCGGAAGAGTTGCCTCAGCCGCAGAACCCGTGGGGGCACCCTTAGCTACTTGAATTTCTTGCGTTGCAACAGGGATTTGCTCCTGTTGATAACGTTGACCGGTAGTGGGCGGTGTAACGTCACCGGAGTTACGAATTACGTCAGGATCAACATTGCGGCCTCCCCCTAACCCCCCAAGAAAACCTGAAACGCGGCTACCAATATTTTGGGCGTTTTCTGATATTGATGTTCCTGCAGTGCGGATTGCTTGCTGCGCCGCAGGATTTTGTGCTAAAGCTACGCCAGCAGCAACAGCACCTGCCGCTAGGGCTGTTTTACCGAGTGTATCAATAAAAGAACGTTGCCGACTGCGTTCTGCAACCTCTTGACCCTCTTCATTTCTAAAGTGCTCACCAGTAAGAGAGGCATCTAACGTGCCTGCAACCTTTGAAGCACGGTTATCGGGCGTTACTGGAGAATTAAAGAGTGAGTTCGGTGCTCTGTTTTCTACTACAACAGGTTGATCATAAAGAATTGAGCCACCAACACGTGCTCCAGGCGCATTTGTACTGGCTTTTCCGAAACTTCTGGCATGCGCGTAGGCATGAGGAGTCGCCGCAAGCTTTTCTTGTGTTGTTTCAGGGTATTTATTACCAGTTTCACGCGCCCAGAGAGCAAAATCTGCAGGAGAGACGGGCATTTTATGAAAATTCTTCTATATCTTTGATTTTAAGCGTTATAAACATGTTTAGCGCCAGGAATAGAGCAATTGTCCCCTACCGGGCCATAAAAAAGGTCAATTTGGGGTAAAAAACGCGGCAGCTATCAAGCAAACACAGTGAGCAGAGGGGCCCGAAAGGAAAAAAAGAAAGGTGTGGTACGGACGTGCGTGTTGTTGAGTGGAGGGTACCGTGTGTTGCGAGCTAGGTGTTTGCGTGAGCCTAAGAGATAGTTCCGGTGGTGGTGTTCTGTTGGTTTAATCCAATGACAAGCAAGTGTTACACCATGGAAGTTGAACGTTATGGCGAGTGGGTTGAATATACATTCATGCCACTCGATGACGGGTCGGTATGGACGAAGCCGAGCTTTGGCGCGGTAAAGACACTCCCAGCCGAAGAAGCACGGCGGCTTTGGCGAGCATTGCTCCGTAAGGGGTGGGTTCTCCAGCCTGAACCCTGCATCAACTTTTGACTACGGCGAAACCGGGGGCTTCGGTCCCTGGTCCGGTAGCTTGACATGCTGCCGCTGATGAGCCTGTCAGTATTTAAACAACCGTAAGAGGTAGTTCCTTGCGGTTATGTCCCACTGGGTTAATCCAATGACAAGCACCATGCTGCGTGAAGCAGCGAACAATGTATATGCCCGCGATCACATTGGGGGCGCACCAATCTATGGCATCCAGCCAGGGTGGTTCGTTGAACAGTTCCTTGACTTCGTTAAAATCTGCCCGCCAGCAGCTACCTGGTCGCAAGCTAAGGTAGAAAACACCATGGCCGCCCTTTGGGTTCTTGATCCCGAAGACCTAATCTGACCCGCACCGGGGAGCTTCGGCTCCCTATAACATACTATACCCCGCTTAACACGCCCTGTTAGCATATTACTACCGTTTTTAACGCTACAATACCCCTGTACTTCCCTTATAATCCCTTGCAGCGCAACGGATCACGGGAGAACGGCCAGATGACTGGTCGAGATTAAATTTTTGTTCGGCAGAAACTGTGGAAAATACGCAGAATTTAATCTGAAATCCTTAGAGATATTTTCGGGAATTTGTGTAAGTAATTAATACCTACAAGTTGATGGTTGCCTCCAGGGCTAAACAGCCTTAGATGCAGTCCTCATGACTGCTGTCCTCCGCTCTATTGACATGGCAACTTTTCTTTCCATCGAAGAAATCCCTGCTTACTTGGAAGATACGTACCTCGTTGATTCCACTGTAGCTGATCAAGCTTATGAAGCTGTTCAACTCCAGGCACAAGGCCAAGCACGGATGACAGCTATTGCCATCGGTGTAACTGCCGGTCTTGCTGTATATGCCTGGAAATCACCACTGGGTAAACAGTTGAGAACCAAGATTGCTGCTGCAATCAAACCAGCTGAATCCGTTTAAACGGTCTGGGAGGTGTAATGCCTCCCTCAGCTATTGCAAGAACAGCCTTAGAGGCAGTTTTTGCTTTTGTGCCTCCAAGGGATATAGGCACCCTGCGCACGGAAACTCCCGTGACTTACTTCGACCTCGCACACGCCCAGATCCTTCAGGATCGCGTTGAGCTTCTCCAAAACGTTGGAGAGGCCTACAACGAAGCTGAGCTTTCTAGCTGGGCTTGGGAAGTGTTGCTCGACCAACACCCAGAGTTTATGCCTGAAGAGGCATGGCTCGGCTGATCCGTTTAGGCGGTCAGGGAGCTTCAAGGCTCCCTCAGTCATTGCCCAGTTCGCAGGAGATGGGCACCTGCACCGTTTACCCAGCTATGACAGAAGCTGCTGTGTACAACAAGCTACAAGACCTCCGCCTGCTTGCCAGGAGGGATAATGGTCAAATTGACCACCAGTTGGAAACCTTCCGGCTTGAGTTCTTTGCTGCTTTCGAGCAGTATATGGACGGCATGGAAGAGTTGAACTTGACTCCGTTCATCGTAACGGCTGACAAGATCATTACTGGCAACAGAGATCTGTTGAGATGGCTCAAGCATGAGTTTGAGCTAGAGGCAGATTTCGGTTGATGTTTGCACTAAGGGGCTACGGCCCTTTTCTGCAGACTTCATGTCTGCTTCCTTTGTTTTTATTATCATGTCACTCGGACGTGTTGTTTTTCTTAGCGCCGCCGCCATTACTGGTGCTATTGCTTCGCTCAAGCCTGAGCAACGCAGAAAGCTTAAAGCAGCTACTGCAAAGCAACTACGCAAGCTAGCAAACAAGCTAATGGAAGAAGGAACTCCTCCTATGTGGAGTGAACCTGAAAGTGGTGACACTGACCAGATTGACTCCAGGGAAGAGGAGCTTACAGCGAAAGAAGAACTTGCAATCGAAAGACTTACAGCCGAAGAGGTAGCTTCCATTCTTACTGAGGATGAAGTACGCACCATCAACGGCTTCAAAGTCAAGAAGTAACTTCTAATAAACTTCTAATTTCCTGCTAATTAGAAGTTCTATCCCGTCCGGTACGACGTTAAACTGCCCTTAACCTGCCCTCTTGCATTAAAATCATGCGTTCTACCCGTTTTGACGAATCTTTTCTTTACCAGAAAGATCCCCGTGACGGTTGGGTTGTTACACTTCATGGCGATTTTGCCGAAATGTTCAGAGTTGATCCTGCTACTGCAAAATCAAAGTATGAACGTTATGAAGCGCCTCTTGAGTCAATCCGCGATGCTGTAAAAGAGTTGAGAAGCGAGGGATATACCCTTGTTTACAGCCTTGATCTTCAGCTTCGTGAGTTGATTCACGCCTAAAAGCGAAACTAGAAGAGGTTTAACCGCCCCTTCTAGTCGGCCAGTTATGCTGGCCCTGATGAGCTTTCTATCCTTTACATTCGGAGAATTTTAAATGACCATCAAAGTTGTTTACAACACTAACTATGGAGGTTTTAGTATCTCCTTTGCAGCATTAGAAAGAATGCAAAAATTAGGATTTAAAGGCGAAGCTGCTGTAAGTGAAGAATACGTAGCTCTTTATGATTGCACACGGCACGATCCAATTTTGGTGCAAGCTGTTGAAGAGCTTGGACCCAAAGCAAATGGCATACATGCTGATTTAAAAATTGCAACAGTCTCTGGTCCTTATCGTATTGAAGAATATGATGGATCAGAAACAATTAGGGAACCAAATAGTTACAAGTGGATCACACCATAATCATAAATTTTTAATTCTCTTATCTTTTTTACAACCATGAGACACATCACAAGATTGCGAATTAACCGTGGGCTAATCCTTCTTGGAATAGTATGCGGAGTTTTGTTATCAGCTGCTGCTCAAAAGATTACTAACAGTCAAGTCGTTCGTGACTGCAAACTCGAGACATATGCCCTCATTTGGGAATCTTCTCCTGTTGGTGATCGAATTATCTGCGTTCGCAAATTGCAAATAGCAAACAAGATATTCCCTATGCCACTTAAAGACTAAAGAGGTAGTTTTTGATTAATTGTTTCATCAACTTATTCACTTGCTACTAAATCATGAGTCTTTGTTACTTTCCCCCAACTTCAACAACTGTTCGTATTACTTGGTATGGAGGTGAATCAACGCAACTTCATTACGAAGAATTGCACAAATCTTCTGATCCAGAATGCGATCAAGATTGGTTTTGCATAGAAACCAAAACACTTGGTAATGGTGTACCTACACAAGTTAAAGAACTTTATCAAGAGATGGTTGTTTTTTACAACGATTCTCAATGATGTTCTCTCTAAGGGGCTACGGCCCTTTACTGAGGACTTCATGTCCTCATTCTGTACACACCGTTTAACTACCATGTCCTCTGTTAACTCTGGATCTATTGTCGGTACCATTGTGTCTGACATCACTGTCAGAAATCCTAGTGATTCTTTGCAAGTAACACAGTTTCGTTGTGCTCCGCTTGACGCCAGGGAAGAAGATAGCGCAATCCCGCTAACTGCTTACAATGGCGTCGGAGCAAACATTCTGCAACGATATAACAAGGGTGACACCGTTGCCGTGTCTTACCGCTTACGATACAATACCTGGCAAACGCCAGAAGGTGAGCCCCGTGGCCGCATGGAGATTGTGGCAACTGCTACAACCACTGTGCGCCTGGGGCAAATCAGCACTGCCAAGCGAGCTGCTGAGGCCGCTGGCATGCAAGAAGACACCCAACCCGTAAAGGTAGTTCACGCTGAAGTTGTTGAACCAACTTTGGCTGAAGTTCCGTTCTAACGGTTGCATCAAGGGGGATAGGTTCAGCATTTACATTTAAAAATGCAAACTTATCCCTTTTCTTGCAGCCCTTACGGCTGCACAATCCTTTACCAACCAAACATCATGCGCGATCCCGGCTTTATTGACGAACAACGCAATGCTGATTTGCTTGATGCCATGGCAGATACTTTTGCAGACCAGCAAGAAGCCATGCGTGAATCTAATCCAGAAGAATGGATAGGATATACGCCTGAATTAAGTGATGCAGAAGTAAATGCCTGCAGTCACTACAACGAACGTTACACTTATCTACTCTCTGATTAACCATGAAAACTACTCAAACACAACAAAACAATGATGACGTTATGTTCGTCATGATTGCTATTGTGTACACCCTTTCCATTCTCTTCTTTCAATTCACCCTGGAGATTTTAAAGTGGCTCTTCAATCCGAACAAATCCTTATTGCCTCTGCGCTCGGTTACACCCCAGTCGGAGAGCAAGAAGGCGGTGAGCAATTCCCAATCGATGCAGACTTCCAAGACGCCCCGAAAGGCAGCATCCCCAGCACGGGCAACGTCCGCCGTAGCAAGCAAGGGGTGCTCCGTTGCTTCTGGATCCCAGCAGGACGTAACTACAGCACTCAAGAATCCGAAGACCTCACCGGATGGTATGATGTCCCGACCCTTGAGGACATCGAAGAATGGACTTTTGACTCAACCTGTCCGACGCCAGCGGGCGACGACGTTGAACACGACCATTCGGACTCCTGGTTAAGGATTCTCGGTTTAGTTTAAAATAATCCTACAAGTTAAAAACTTTTTATGGAATACGCAGGAATTGGGGCTCGCAATACGCCGCCTCAAATATTAAACTTAATGACTCAATTAGCTTCTAAATTAGAAAGTATGGGTTACATTTTACGTTCTGGAGGAGCTGCTGGGGCCGATACCGCATTTGAGCTTGGTATCAGCAATCCTGCTAACCGTCAAATTTATCTTCCAGGACGTAGTTTTAATTCCAAAGTAGCTGGAGAAAGTGGATTTATTGACGCAACAACACTGCCTCATTGGCAGCAAGCAGTTGCAACAGTAAATCAATTTCATCCAGCTCCAAGTAAATTAGGAGAATATGCCCGCAACTTAATGGCAAGAAATGCTATGCAAGTGTTAGGTCAAACTATGAATCAACCGGCCAAAATGGTTGTTGCTTATACTTCTGACGGACAAATTACTGGCGGCACAGGACAAGCACTAAGAATGGCGCAAGCTTATAAGATACCAATTAGAAATTTAGGGGATCCTGCAACATTGCAAAGCGTTCAACGTTTTCTTCAATCTAACTCTTAACAACATCCTTAGAGATAGTTCTTTATTTACCGTCATTACAACCACATTAATGCCAAGTTTATTATGCAACCATAAGTAAACACATTTAAAACTGTTAACGAATTAACCCTTTGCGACGTGCGGCATCTAAAGTACCATCGCCCACCGCACCCGCATTGATGCCCAACCACGCTGCACCAACAAGCGGTAGTTTAGATCCGCCAGCTTCAATAGCGTGCATTGCCCATTGATTAGTTATATCTTTGCCACCAAGTGCGCCAGCTCCTGGAAGATTTCCGGTTACAACTTCACTAAAAGTTTTAGCACGCCCCGCAATTTTGCCAAATAATCCAGCTTGATCACCATAACGTTGTGCTAAAGCTGATGTGTCAATAAAATTACCGCCAGTGGCAGTCTGTTGGGCTAGGTTACCAAAAGCGTCGCCTGCAAATCTCATGTTGTTGCCTTATTTCTTTTAATTTTAACAGAAATAAAGCATTAAAGATAGTTCTTTACTTAACGTCATTACAACCACACCAATGCCAATCATTTCCATTGAAAGCGTCACCAAAGAAGATCTTTCTTGCATCATCAAAGATGACCCGGACTTTGAAACACTAACCACTGTTACCGCAGTGCTAGAAGATGCCAGAGTTACACACCGGCAAACAATGGAAAGTCCTGAGGAATATGGCCCAGGACTTTGCAAAACATCTTTTTGGCTCAATGAAGGTGAAGTTCTTCCAACTGATGAGAAAGAACTAATTGAGTTCCTTTCTGAAATGCACCTCAGTTGGGAACCTATTACCGTTTCTGATTACTAACCCACTTCTACACCACAACCACCATGCCTAATCTCTATATAGAGTTTGCAGACCAACCAGCCTGCATTCTCTACGTTGTCAAAGGCAGAATTGAGCACACGTTGCGCACTGCCAAAAACATTCACTCCAAGGAGATTGAACTTCTTGAGGATGAGGTTCTTCCTGCCATTGACAAGTATCTTGCAATGGTTGCTGAGCTTCCTGAAGAAGTAATTGATTACGAACTTGTAAAGAACTGATCTCATGACTATTGAACAAGACGCTTTTCGTTATCAATGGATCAAAGCTCAAACAAATATGAGATTGGGCACCACTCATGCCTGGTGGATTAACACTGAAACCGGTAGGAAATATTGGCCTACACATGATCTTGATGTAAATGGCTCCAGATTTTCTGGAGTAGAGAATTTAGATGATCTTATTGATGAAGCTATGGAAATGTATCCAACTACAGATTCCACACTTTAAATTCGCAAATTAATTACCGAACTCATGACTCACTCTCTTGCTTTCCACAGCACAACTAAGTTCAACCCCAGTGACACAATCAAACTGGAGTTAATCAGAAAAGAATTGCGCGAAATGCGCGATCGTGAAGACAGGCGACACCTTATGGATTCCACTCCAGGGTTAGACACTTGTCTTGATGAACTCATTGATTGCTTGACGGAGTTCCTTGATTGGGAACCAAGTGATGCAGACATGGATCCCACACCAGTAACTGCAGATGAAATGCATTCTGCAGCCTGGAAAGAACATCAAGAGGCTCACTCATGACATTACCATCAGCTGAACACATTGAAGTAATTGATGACCTCATTGAAAACTTCAACTTTGAAAAAGTTCATCTTGCAATGACTCATTGTGATTGGGGTTGGATTGTTCCTAATTCTCCAAAAGAGATGAAAGTTCCAACTATTGCAAGACTTAAAGCGCATGCTCGTCATCTTCTTTACTCAACACTTGATTGTGTTGAAAACGGAACTGTCGCCAGTGGTGGATTAGAAGCGCGCTATTGGCCACCAACAAAAGAAGATCCTTCTCCTCGATTTCGTTTAATGTTTGTGCTTACACAAATAGATTCTTTTGATTAATTATGACAACAACCAATGATTACGTTAACTGGATTCAAGTTAACGGAGAACACAACATTATGACTCATTACGTTGCTCTCATTGCTGACGCCACCGGCCACTACGCCCACGTTCACGTTCCAGGAACAAACTGGAACAACGTAGTAAATCAACTGGAAGACATCGGCTGTGAAGTTGTCGAAAACCAAACAGACGATTATGAGCCAGAAGATTTTGGAAGCCCAGAAAGTTTAGCTGAATGCGGGCTTGTGACAATTGCACAATTGACTGGAGTTGATAGCAACTTCATTCCTTGCTAAGCTTCATCAACCTCAACACACCACACAAACCAACACCATGCATTTCCAACTACCAACTGAACTGCAAAACCAATTGCTGGCATATGACCCAGCACTAAAACGTCTTATCAAAGCGCAAAAATCTGAACAACTTGAACAACCCAAAAAGAAATCAAATCCTTATCCAATTGGCAACATTAATGATTTGATTCCTACAGACATTGTTTCTGCTGTTGAACTACAACATGCAGTCAACAATATTAACAGTGCTCAAGCACCTGATAAGTATTTTATTTTTTACAATCAAGTGACTGCGGAACTTGAGACCGAACCTGAGCTTAAAGCCGTTCTTTACTACACCAAAAGCACTTGGGTTGCTTTATGGTTACCGCCAACAGAAGATGCTTCTTATATCTTTGGCTGTGCTTATGCTATTGCAGAAAAGAATGTGCACCGTTTTTCAAGAATTTACAAAGCTTCACGAAATAATGAAAATATTCCTTCAATTGACATATCTAACATGACTATTAAACAGTATGGACGCACAAAATTTTACACACACAGTGAAATTGTAACCGTTAATACAGTTTCTACTTATTCAACAAATCTTATCAATCCACACAGCACAGTAAGCTATACAAAGCTTGGTCAAGGCATCAAAAATGAAGCAATTAACAAATTTCAAGACGCGCTTAGAACAACAGTTCCTATGTGGAAAGACGTGTCAAACATTTTTGCACGCGTAAGCAAAGATGAAAATAACTACTATGACAACCTAAACGCAAATTCTTCAATATATTTAGATTCCAGTTTAACTAAAATGTTGTTTAATGATTATCCTGTTTCTGCAACTAAACGTATAGAATGGGTTCCCACTACAGCAGATATTACAACAATTTTAAAGTACAGTTGTACGCTTGCTCATCAAATAATTGACAAACCTTTCTTTCAAGCGTTAATTAAATCAGCTTTAAATGATCTTATAAAAAATGCAAATGATTCAGAAAACACATGCCGCCGTACTATTGGCAAACCTATAGAAAAGTTAATTCAATATTGTTCAGGAATTGCTTGGATTATTTCTATCTGGGATAAAGATGTGCCTGTTGATTATTATCAAACTTATAGTGAAGTTTTAACTAACATTGGCTTTACAGGATGGAGAATGAGCACTGAAGATATTACAAAACACTGGTTAAAAAATAACATGCCGGTTGCTTCTATGTTTAACTTGCTGCAAAAATACTACGATAAAGAACTTACTAGAGTTGATAACTCTATAGCTCGATTTGATCGCAGTTTTTCTGAACTAAGTGACACACTTCAAATGATAAACATCATATTAAAACGCAAAGTAGAACTAACGCCGCCTAACCGGTGGAGAATTGACGAATTTCATGATCACATACAAGCTGAAGCTTGGAAAATTACTAACCCATTAGTCGATTTACCGCAAGATCTTTTTCCTGAACCAATCAAAGTTCAGCATCAAGATACAAAATGGACCTTCTTTCAACCCAAAGATACCCATCAACTCTCTCAGTGGGGCCAAGCAGCTCGTAATTGTATAGGCGCCAGTGGCTACGCAGAAGAAGTTAAGAAACATAAATCATTCATTGTGCTGTGCATGTATGACAACAAACCACACTTTACAATTCAACTAACCCTTGAACACGGTGTACTAAACGTCCGGCAAATCAAAGGTACAAGCAACAGAATACTAACAGCCGTAGAGGAAGTTACTTATTCTGAGGCTTTTAAACAAGCTTTGGAAGTTCGGAGCACCATCAAATGATCACAATGCACAGCGCTCTAACAGTCCCATCCAAGAACAGCAAAACTGGAGCTATTGCAGTCTCTACTACCTCGCGTAACAGTTGTCCAGATGGTTGTCCTTTACACGGTGACCAAGGCTGCTATGCCGAAGCGGGTTATTACACCCGCATGCATTGGGACAATGTAACAAAAGGTAAAGCAGGTAAACCTCCACTTGAGTTTATCCGCCAGGTGTTTGCTTTGCCTGCTAACCAGATGTTCCGCCACAATGTTGCTGGTGACTTGTGGCCTGACCCAGAAAATGTTGACCTCATTTACTACCCTTACTTAGAAGAACTTGCAAAAGCTGCAAAACATCTGTATGCAGCTTGGACCTACACACACTATCCACTTGACGGCATTATTGGCGCAAGAAACAAACAATCAATCTTTGATGCTGAAGAAAACCACAAATTTGTAATCAATGTTTCAACCGAATCATTGGCTACAGCAGTACAAAGATATCAAGAGGGTTTACTTGTCACAGTGGTTCAACCTCCAGGGGGGCCTAGAACTTTCAAGCACAACAACGTGCGCTTTGTTCAGTGCCCTGCAACGTTAGAAAACTCAACAGTTACATGCCAAACTTGTGGTGGTCACAAAAGTAAACCTCTTTGTGCAAACCCCAATCGCCAGTGTATTGTGGTGTTTCCAGCCCACGGTGGCAAGAAAACTGTCGCTGCATCTCACTGCTCATGACATCATGTTAAGTTTCTTAAAGCGTCTCTTCCATAAACAAAAACCACAAAACCAAAAACCCATGAACAACATCGACTGGACCGAAAACAACGAATGCAAAGACTTGGCAAAACAAAACAGCTACAGCATGGAGCAACTAGAAGCCATGCAGCTTGTCGCCAGGATGAAAGAAGCAGCAGATAACTGCGGCGCTGGTTTTGTTGGCGGTTTTATTTCGCCTACAGGTGAACGCTTCATGATGACTAACCAAGATCATGACAGTGCACAAGTAGGAACAATCAACAAAGAATTAGATAAAATTCAAAAACTTTTACAACTTGATCAAAAAATTGCTAATTACTTGAAAGAACTGGATCAATGAGCCAATGAGGGGTATAATCAAAACGCTCAGCTTAAAAATTATGCGCCCTCTTAACGAACCAACAGTAAGTGCAGCTTCATTTGAACTCCAAGCAATCCTTGATCACATCACTGAGTTGCTAGAGAACAGAGCGTTTACTTCTGAAATTGCAGGAGAAGACGAAGGCTTTCTTGAAACTGCAGAAGATTTCTTTGTTCGTCTTCAAGAACAATTTACTGAACGTGAATACATTGAAGAAGATCCTTTGCTTTGGCGTGAACAACAAGATGCTGAAACTGATTAATACATAAAAGCCTGTCAGCATCTACAATTTTCAGCATTTTCTTTAAAGTCAAGAAAATGAAAATCTGCGGCATCCGTAAAACGTGTAAGCCCGCAGCTTGTCCTACGCATTAACAAAATGAACATCCCTCCTATCCTGCCTACATGGATGTCAGATCAGCTAATTAACATGCAGCTCCTACAAAACTTCAAGATGGGACCTGGCGTCCAATCCATAGATACAGTTCCTTTTCAACTTGACAAAATTAGTCGTCAACTTGATCAACTAAACAATTCCAACAGGTTCAACAACTTTTAAGCCCTGATCACCTCCAGGTAAAGCGCACCGTCTAACAGCCCCAACAGATCTAAAGATCACTTCAAGCTGTTAATTGACTGTGCTTTGCCTGGTTTTTTGTACCTACAAACAAGTGTCAAACGTCAAGCGTTCCAGTCAATTCTGGAAGATTTTCTTCAAAGTCAAAAAAGTTGTCACTCTTATTTATGAGGTGAGTTCTTATGCCCTGTTGATCTTGTCACTTGAAAATGCGTTTAAAGCACGTACATTTTCAGTGCTTAGACCAACTCAAATTGCTAAGCTAGTTGAACGCACTCCTAAATTTCTTCGTAAATTAGAACTTGCGTTTAACTTTGCTTAATACTTGAACCTGTAAGAAAACTTAACCTAGTGGGGCCTAACCGCCCTGCTAGGATTCCAAAGCAAAACCAAGTCATTGCAATGGATTTTTACGATACAGTGCCTTGTACCTGGACAGATTTATGCCTTGCATAATGAAGTACGACAAGAAAAAAATCGTGGAAATCGTTGCAAAAATCAAAAACCCCCAGATGTCCTGGGCAATCCTCAGCAAAGCTGTAAACGGTCGCAGCGAAGTAATTAAAGTGACAACTCATGAAGAAGCTGACCAAGCTGTTCGTGATAACCCCGAAGCTTTTTACAAGTCCGGCCCTTTTATGCTTGTCTGAAGCAATGTAAAGTTTTGTTACTTTACTTGCGAAGTGCTGTGCTACGCTACTCCAGGTCAACACTCCTTACATGAAGCTTCCTATTACTGCCTGGATCGTCATGCTCCATCACCAAGAAGCAGGCACGTTCGCTCCAGCCTTCCAAACCATGGATGATGCAGAGGAGTTCTCCAACGCTATGCGAGCCATCACAAGTGGCATTGCAGTCGCAGAACCCATTCCTCTAGTCCAAACAACTTCAACAATTGAACCCACTTTTGTTGAGCACTGACAACCATAAACAAACTAAAAAGGTCGTGCTATCTTATGGGTAGCACGTTTTTTTATGCATGGCTATTGTTGTTAGTTGCAGTGTTCCTGACTCGCTTCACACCAGGTGGAAAGAATCTGGACTAGACATCAGTCCTTCTACCCTATTCCAAACTGCTCTGGAATCAGAGCTAAACAAAACCAACAGACACCTAGTTTACTGGAGCGAACGTGCCTTAAATGCTGAAAAAAAATTGAAAACCATTGAAAACCTAATCAAAGCTTCAGACAAAGATATTAAAAAGTTTCTCATTATTGACAGCATGTCTTAATTATCTTGAGTGCAGCTATGATTTCTGCATTTATTCTTGGTTATTTAATTGGCTGGTTAGTAATTTATTTACAAACAACTAAAAAGTAACAAGATTATGCGCCTTTACTACAAAGCCGCCGCCAGGTAAGAGTATATACTATATATAAAGACTACTAAACATATAACTAATACATAAGTACTACCAAACTAATAGTAAAAAAGCCATAGAAAAAGTTCATGGTTTTGTGCAAAGGAAAGAGGGCCGGGGTACCACGCCCAGCCCGCACACTTTGTACACACACAAACCGGGGCGATGCCCCTCTTGCACTGTACCCGATTTCTGCTAAAATTTGCAAGCAATCGGGGGCAACCCGTACGCACACACCACAAAAACCAATGACCTCCTTTAATTTTCAGTCTGTTCAGACCTTAGCAATTTCTGAGGAAGACCATCCTGTCATCGATGTTCAGAACAATATGCTGGTCTTGACGGCCAAGCGTGGGTCAGAACGGATCATGATTACAGCTCCTATCCAGAGCATTGTGCCTGTTTCAGTTGTAACAAAAGTTAAAGCTGCAAAACGCACGACAGTTAGCCCGCTGCTTGGCATTCCTAAAAGTGTAGGCATTGCTAACGGCATGGCCAAGTTAAATGATGAGTCAGTCAAAGCTATTTGGTCATTTTTAGATGACCCTGATTTTGTAGCAACATATAAATCTGTAACTGCAATGTACAAAGACATTGCAAAAGCATTTTATGTTAGCCCCTGGGCGATCAAAAATATTCATGAAGGCCTTAGCTGGAAGCACATTAAAAAATGAACTTAAAAACTTACAAAGCTGTTGTTTCTTTTGGTGATGGCAAACCAAAAGAAACTTTTGTTGCAGCTAAAAACTTAGTAGAAGCAGTTGATTTGCTTACTTTGAAACACCCTGGCGCTAGGAATATTTATTTAGGTGGTCCTCCTTTCAATTTTGTACAACCAGCAAAAGTTAATGATTCTGTTGTAACTCAAGATAACAGTTCTTCTTTGACATTTAATAGCACTCTTCGTGTTATTAGCAAAAAACGTTTAATCAAAGAAGTAGTTAAATCTCGTCACAACGGTGCTTCTTATGAAGAAATTGCAATCAAATTCAAAGTAAACAAAGGTACCGCACGCAATTGGGTATCAAATGCAAACAACCTTCAACAACAAACTCATGTCTGAACTTCCTGTTGACACTGCTAATGATTCTGAACTTTCAACATTAATTTCTGAATACGAAGTTACAGAACAAAGTTCTTTGGTGTGTACTTACGACGAAGAGACACGTCAAATGCAATTTGAGTGGGATGAAAATAAAAATCCTGAATACAATTACTTGCTTTCAATGACTTCAGAAGATCTCATTGAAAAAATAATTCGTTGGGTTACAAGCGAAGATGCTGCTGTTAATGCTGAGGTTAAATGAAACGTTTCTATTTTCTTGGATTTTTGGCAGCTATTTTTAACAGCACTGCAGCTTATGCACGCACAGTTACAGCAACTGTTTACGATCCTTGGTATAGTAATCGACCAGATTATTGTGGGGGCACCTATCGTCATTGGGAAATTTCAGCAGCCCATCCTTTTCTTCCGTGTAACACCAGGGTAACCGTTAAAAACGGTAATCGTACATTGGTTGTTCCTATTAGAGACAGATGTGATTGCAACTCTATTGATTTATCTGCAGGAGCAGCTTATCGATTAGGTGTTCCTCTCAATGGTGTTGCTCGTGTGAAGATTTCTTACTAATGATTAAACAATTTGATTGGAAATTTTCAACAAACAAAGAATTGTTTGCTGATCTCAAGGTTACAGAATTACCTGATAACAAAAAACCCATGACAAAAATGTTTCGTTACGATCTTGAGTTTAATGAAGACACTCATTGGAAGTTAGTTCAACTTAGCGCATTAAAAAAGATGCATCAAGAAGATTTTGTTGAAGAATTACTTACCTGTGTAATGGAAGTTTTACTTATGGATGAAGAAAAAGAAGAAAAAGAAAAAGACACTCAGGCTAACCATATTGAAAACATCAACAAAGGCGTAGCCCACGAGGCGGCCCGCAGCCGGGAGGTAGCAGAACTTAGGGCAGAACTAGAGCGCGAACGGATTCGCCTAGCTGCTTGTGGGGTTGTTGCAAAAGCAGACACCCCTGAGTCTGCGAAAAAAGCCCGTGACATGCACCCTGACTATCACAGTGCCTCTCTTGATGATGTCATTAGCATGGTGGATGCGTTGATGGCTGAACGTGCTAGGCAGGCCCGCAGCCAGGAGGTGGCGGAACCTGCGCCAGTGGCGGGGGGATTGATGGAGCGGGTGAAGCTTGCTATTGACATCGCCCTGTATGACGAAGACGATCATCAATGGAATGAAAGCCGCGCCGCCATACTTGAGGTGGCGAAGTGGCTGCGAGAGCAGGGCACCCCTGCAAGTGGCTGGGCCATGCGCCTTGAGCAGGAGGCAGAGCGATGACAGACCCCACCCCCGACGATTGCGACGGAAAAGACAATGAACCAAAAAAACTATGACTGTTGAACTTGTTCACTGCACGCCAAATGCAGAAGCTTTAATAACAAAAATGGCTAGGGTATCTAACCCAGACAATGAAAACAACACAGCAACAGCACCAAAACTTTTGCGGTATCTAATTGATCACCAGCACTGGAGCCCCTTTGAAATGTGTAGCTTTTGTGTAAAGATTGACACTGAACGTGATATTTCTGCACAGATATTACGTCATCGTTCATTTAGTTTCCAAGAGTTTAGTACTAGGTATGCCCAGGTACATGAACTTACTATTCCAAAATTGCGTAAACAGGATTTAAAGAATAGACAAAATAGTACAAATGATCTTGATTTAGGTACAGTAGCTGTTTTAACCGAAGAAATTATGACGTTATACATGCAAGCTAGCGAACTTTATCAAGACATGCTTGACAATGGTGTAGCCAAAGAATGTGCACGTCGCATTCTCCCACTTAGTACACAAACTACTTTATATATGCACGGCAACCTACGGTCGTGGATACATTATATCAATGTGCGTGCATCAAAAGAAACACAGCTAGAGCATCGGTTAATTGCAGAAGACTGCAAACAAATTTTCATTGAACAATTCCCTACTATTGGAGAGGCTGCATTCAAATGATTGAATTTATTTTAGTTTATTCGTTCTTTGCTTCTTGTATGGCTATTGCTGCTTACTCTATTACTAATAAAACAGATTGGTTTGGGCTTTTGATTGTAAGTTTATTTTGGCCTTGGTTTCTTGTTGCTTCTTTATTTTCAATGTTAATTAAATGACTGATCAAACTTTTATTCACTGTTCAGGTTACGTAGCTGCATCGGATAATGTGGCTCTATTGTGGGGTGGCCGCACAGCCGATGAAGGAACTGACTCTTGGAATGTGACATCTGGTGGTGGTCTGCCAGAATTACCTAGTCAATACGGCACTGCACCGGAGCTCAGCAATGAACCCTTCTGAAGAAGTTACAGAATTAATTCAAATAACTATTCCTCTTGAGGATCATTGTTTTGCTTATATAAATGAAGACATTACTATTCAAATAAGTACCAGAGGTACTGAGCCAGTTGTTTTAGTTAGTGCTTTTGTTTCTTATATGAAAGCACTACAGTTTGATCCTGAAGCAATTGAATCGGCTTTGTATAAAGTTGCAGCCGCAATGCGATCTTTTAGATTACCTGGTTGCGATCTTAAACTTTAAAAAGTAGATCAATCGTCCTGAGTATGACGTAGAACTGTTCACCAAGGATGATAAGCTGAATGCTCTTTGGAACTGTTAATGACTAATCAAACTTTTATTCACTGTTCAGGTTACTACGATCAAAAAGGGCTTGCTTCCCTGATGCTCAGAATGCAATCTCATAACATCGTTATTGAGAACCTTTCTCAAGAAGATTTACATGAGATTATGGGCTGTGTTTATGCTCTGCTTACTGCCAACGCAAACCTTGCACAACCTCCTGCATGAACTGTCCTGAATGTAAGTGGGTTACACACCGCACAGTAGTAGTAACACAAGCTTTAGATGATCAAATTGTACGTAAACGTAAATGTTGTGCATGCCACCATGTTTGGTTTACTGTTGAAGTTGTTGTACCTAATTATGCTATAGGTTGGTCGCCAGTGCATAAAGGTAAGCCTGTATTAAGAGCGCCTTTAACTATTACAACTTCTTTTATTGAAGCAAAGGATAGTCTTGTAAATCTTACAATTGCACGTGAAAAACGTGAACAAGAATACATTGACAAACTAGAAGAAGAACTTAAAATTGTTTAAAGAGTTTTAGCAAAAATATGTGTTAAAATTTCGTTGGTTCTGCAGACCCCAGTGGCCACTGGTTGGCGTACCTTTTGGTTCAGGCCCAATTGGTACGTCTGTATTTACGAAGAGTGTGAGTTCCAGGCCGCACCTGGTTAAGTTCCTATTGCGGAACACTCACACTCTTAAAAATTCTGTATTTAAAGTGGGGCGGGGTTGCACCGTGATCAATGGTACAACCCTTCGCTTACATGTCTCAGGAAACAACAAAAACTGAGACACCCCGGTAATACGGCCGTGACGTTGTTCTTCTTCCGACCAAAGAAATCTTAACATGATTCCACCTATTTCTTTGCTTTGGTTTCGCGCTACGGCAAAATGTTTTCGTGCTGTACCGCTTGTTGTGGTCAGCATTACTTGTATCTTTTTGTTAACAAAATGACTTACGTAAATCCTAAAAAAAATCCAAACGCTTGGCTTGCCCAAACTTGCAAAGCACTGCTTAAGGACGTTACAAAAGAATCAAATGAAGCAGTGTGGGAAATTGTAGATATCCTTATTGATTATGTAGAGCCTGGCTTAATAGATCAAGCGTTTGCTCCATCGATAGAGCAGTACATGGAGATTTTGGAAGAATACGAAAAGATGAATAATAGTTCTGCCCAGATGTATTTGCAAGTAAATTCTCGGGAAGTACAGGACGAATCCAATACTGTTCTCGAATAGGATCTTCGGGATAAGGCGGACGATACCAAAAAAACTTCCGCTCATCACGATTAATTGCCCATTCTGGATGATATTTGTGCCATCTGCTCCATGCATAAAACTGCCGATCTGGATCACCTGATGTGCAATCAAGTTGTATTACGTCACCTGGTTCAACAAACCAACGCAATTTAAGAACTTCTTGAAATCCTTTGGCAATTGCTTTTATTCCAGATTTGCCAACAAGTTTGTTTTCCAGGGATCGTCGACGTTTGTTATTGCGTCGCCAATACCAGTCGTTTAGTTGGCGACGTGACTTGCCTACCGCAAATCCTACGTTCCAAATCCAAAACCCAGGCCTGTACTCTCTAATAGGCTCTAAAAAAATTTTACACAGTTGACCGTTAACCGTGAATGTAGACGTTCTATTGTGGCGGCTAACACGGTACGTCACTGATGGAAGAGTTAATGATGTTGATCCAAAAGGACGACGAACTCTGGGAGATTGTTGAACAACTAAAGCACCCAGACGATTCTTTGGATGATTTCATCCTTAGTGTAGCTCAAATGTTCTCGATTGAGTTTGAGATCCTTCATCGCGGTGACCTTAGCGAAAAGCTAAGTGCTTTGTTTGGTGGCTTGCCTCCAGCAGCGTTCAAGATGGCTCCTCTCTTGATCCACATTGCTTTGGACCTTTTCCTCATGCGGGCCATTCCTAACCGCGAAGCGCTTGAGGACTGAGCCATGCACAGCGGTTACGTCCTTTGCACCGATGATCTGGACTCAGTGCTATGCTTTACCAGCAACAAGCAAAGCTTTGAACTGATGCCAGTTGATAATACAGCTGTACTAAACAAAGCTTTATGCGTTTACGATTTGACAGAAGCGTACAACGTGTTAAAACTTGTTGCAGCTACATCAGATTATTCCAATGTTGCTAAAAACCTGCAACCCAAAAACATTGCCCGATTGTATAACAAATTTTACTAATGGCAAAGTATATCTTTGACGTTGAGTCTGATGGATTACTATCAACTATAACTAAATTGCATTGTATTGTACTCAAGAATATTGAGGACAATACTGTAATTAGTTGTGCAAATCATTTAGGTTATCCTTCTATTGAAACTGCTTTAGATTATATCAGCGAAGCAGATCTTTTGATTGGGCATAACATTCTTAAGTACGATATTCCCGCACTTGCAAAACTTTATCCAAGCCTTAAGTTAAAATCTACTTGTCAATTTTATGACACGCTTGTCTCCAGTAGGCTTTTTTGGCCTGAATTAGAACCTGTAGACCGCGCAAAGTGGTCGCACATTGAGTCAAAGTACATTGGTCGCCATTCTTTGGCTGCCTGGGGTGAGCGGTTAGGCGTCGCTAAAATTAAATTCACTGAAAATACCAAGAAAGAAGACAAAACTGTAAATCCTTGGGCGCAGTGGACGCCTGAAATGCAAATTTACTGTGAACAAGACGTTGCGGTATCCGACGTTTTGTATCGTTATATGTTATCTCAAGAAGCTGATTCACGTTCTCTTGATTTAGAGCACGAATTTGCTATTGTGATGGCAAAACAAGAACAATTTGGATTTCCTTTTAATGAGAAAGCAGCTTTTGCATTAGTTAATACACTTAAAGCTGAACGATCTGAGATTAACGATCAGCTTCAAGAAGTATTTCCTACTGTTATTGAGAAGCGCACTTCTCTTAAAACAGGAAAACCTCTCAAAAATAAAGTCACAATCTTTAATCCTGCTTCCCGCCAGCAAACAGCAGAGCGCCTCACGGCTCTTTATCCTGAAATTACGTTTAACTCCACGGATAAAGGGAATCCTCAGGTAGATGATGACGTGCTTGAAGCGTTAGGGGCTAAGTATCCTGAGGCTAAGATCTTAGCGCGGTATCAACTGTTAAACAAACGTCTTGGACAACTATCAGATGGCAAGGAAGCTTGGCTTAAACACTGTCAAATCTATAAAGATGGACGCATTCACGGAGAAATCGTTACTAATGCTTGCGTTTCTGGGCGATGCGCTCACAAAAGGCCCAACATGGCGCAGGTACCTAGCGTCGGTCACGCTTATGGGGCTGAGTGCCGCGCTTTGTTTTATGCCCCTGAAGGGTGGCAATTAGTTGGCGCCGACGCATCAGGACTTGAGCTCAGGGCGCTTGGAGCAATGCTCGCGCACTTTGATGGAGGAGAGTATGCACAACTTGTTAGTAACCCTGACAGGGATGTTCATTTCCATAATGCTTGTTTGTTCGGTATTCATAGTGCTGATAGCCCTATAGATAAAACAACAAGAGATCTAAGTAAACGTTTAATTTATTGTATTTTGTACGGAGGTGGAGCTAAAAAGACTGGTTCAATTATAGCTCCTGACAAAAATGAAGACCAACAGTATAGATTAGGCAAGAAAACTATTGACACATTTTATTCAAACTTGCCTGCAATCAAACAACTTAAAGATGCAATTGCAAAACGCGTTGAACAACGTGGTTATTTGCTAGGCATTGATGGTCGGCGCTTACCAATCCGCTCATTGCATTCAGCTTTGAATCAGTTGTTACAATCTACTGGCGCTATCACAGTTAAAAAAGCTACTACAATTCTCTATAATGATATGACCTCCAGGGGTTTAGAGTTTGGTAAAGATTACGGCTTTGTTGCACACGTACATGACGAAGTGCAGGCATTAGTTCGACCTGAGTATGTCAATCTTTACAAAAATTTAGCTATTGATTCGTTCCGTAAAGCTGGTGAATATTTTAATTTAAAGTGTCCAATGACTGGCGAAGCCAGGGTAGGACAAAACTGGATGGAAACGCATTAACGACCAAGAATTAACTCAGAGAATCCAAACTCACCACGACTTGGATTGAAACGTTCTTTGAATAAGTCGACTCGTTTTTCAAGTTCATTCCGGTTTTGACGCTGTTTCATTGTTTTTCTTTGTTGTGGACTCAGAGCTGTAACTTGAGGCGTTGTTGTTGTTTGCGTTGTGGTTTTAAAATCAGGATTTGCATATCCTGTTCTAGGAGCCGTACCTAAGGTTTGCCTAAATTTTGAGATGAGTCCTTCTCCAGTCTGTCTGCGAGATGCTTCATCAGCAGCATTTGCAATTCGAATCGTAGTAAGACCAGCTGCAATTCCTGGAACAAAAGGAGCTAACGCAGGTGCAGCTGCAACAGCGGCGCCTGTTGCAAGTGCTGTAGGAATTCCACCAGCAAAATCACCTGCCATGCGACCAAATCCTTGTAGAGGTTTTCCTTCGTAGAAGTCTTGAACTGCTTCACGAGAAGGTACCAAGTCTGCTGCACCAACACTTACAGCGCTTCTAAAACCTGCTCCAAGGTTCCCACGTCCTTCTAAAATGTTCTTACCAATTAAATAGTTCCTGGTACCTACAGTTTTTTGAAATGGTGTAAAATCAGGCGCTGGAGCAGTGCCTAATACACTTGGCTTTGATGCAGTAGAACCCCCATAAAATTCTGTGTATGGTTGAATTGGAAGTAATCTTTCTTTTCCTTTGGTAAACATTTGCACATTACCAGAAGATCCTCCATAAGCACCAGCAACATGCACTTCTGTCATTGGCCCAGCTAAACCAGCTTTTTCGTATAAATTGGCTCTCCAATCAACATCGCCTCCTGGCCTAAGTGTTCTAAAATCTTCTCTTACAGGAGTTAATTGTGAAACGGAACCAAAAGGTTTTTCAGCTTGTAAAATTTGTTCTTTAAAAGTATTAAGTGTTTCTTGTTTTAAATTTTCAGGCAACTTAAATCCACGTGAACTCCAGTGCGTTGGTGTTACTATTTGTCCACCTGGGCGGGTTACAGCAGAAGATCTTTTTTCTATCCCTTCAAGTTGTTCTTTTGCGTAATCCCTTAAAGCACCTGATTCTGAAAGAGGTGTGCCTGCATCTTCTGCTAAATAAGCAGCACGTGCATTTTGATAATTTCTTGGATCATTTAATAACTCTTTACTATCTATGGCGTTAACGTCTTTAACATTAGGTGCAGTCTCAAAACCATAATCAATAGCTGTTCCAGTAGGAACACGAAAGTCTTTTAAAAACCGAGTTGCAGAACTTGTAGCTGTTCCTTCTGTTGGAAAAGGCAGTGTCTCAAATTTCATTTGCCAAGGATTTCCAGTCCTTGGATCAACAGCTTTATTTATATTAACAATTGATTCTTGTTCTCCTGGTAATCCAAATAGCTCATTAGATTGAGGAATTACACGTTTAACAGTTGGTCTATTCCCTGGTAGTTTATTTGCATTAAATGCGTCATCAACGACTGTGTTGGTATTTATTCCTTTGCGCCCAATAATATTTCCTTCGCCATAAAAATCAAGAATCTCTTGATCAGAAGTTGTATTGCGTAAATAATCGGTAAAAAAGTTGTCAACTTTTTGACGAATTGCCCCTTGCTGCTCTGGCACTTTACTCAATGCTTTTTTCTCTTTCCATCCTACCAAATTCAGTACGTTGGATAAGGCGGATCAAATTGGATGGAGACTCACTAATTAGCAGTAGTTGTTTCATATAAAAAATGATCGGATGTTTCTATCATGCGTGAATTTTCAACGCTGTACTCAGTTAAATCAATTTCATAACCAGGATTTTTTTCAATTCTGTTCTTAAGCCACGCATCATCGTACCAAATGATTCGGTTGTTGGGGTAGGCGTAGAAGTTACCGTCATCCATCCGGAAGAAGTGTGCACACTTGTGTTCAGGTGTCTCACTAAAATTGGTGTTAAGAGTTGATTTAGATTCCCAAGACCAGTCAATGGTAAACATGTAAATGCCGCTATTCTTCTCACCCTTGGAGTTAATCAGTTGTGCACGTAAATTTGAAAGCCGTGCCCTAACTTGTACGTCAACATAAGGAGAAAAACAATCCCACCACATGCAATCATTTAGTTCTGGCTTAGGCGCATCTGGTTTCCAACAAAGAGCATGGATAGGACGCCTTGTCCAGTTGACACCATTTTCTAGGAACACTTCAAACAACGGAACGTGTTTCTCCAGGGAGGCAACGGAGTGTACGTCACATAACGTTACATCGCCGTGCCCTTGCTTATGGTTGTATAGGAATTCGTTGCGAATGTAACAAGTAAATGTTGGCAGGTTGTGATTTAAGTAGCTCATTTAAATTGTTAGCGCTCGCCTACTATAGTGCATTCAGCAAGCGCTGTGCACATAAAAAATTACCTGTTTTTGTAACGTTTAGCAGCACGGACAGCTTTACCAGCTTTTTTTGCTGTCTCTGTATTAGGTACAAATTGTTTTCCTTCTCTACTGCCTGCACGTTTTTTGCGCTCAGTCTCTTCTCTTTCTTCTTTAGATAAAGAAGCCCACGCTTTCTCTGGAAGATATCTTTTGGTATAACCAGGTTGAATTGCTTTGTCGGCTGTCATTGTTTTGATTCTTTGTGGGCTTTGGCTTTAGCTTTTGCTTTAGACCTTTTTTCATATTCATCTTTTGTTTGCCATTTTTCTTTGCCCCATTTTTGTAAAGACTTTTGTTTATCAGTTTTCTTACCGCTATAGCCGCCACCGGCTTTTTCATATTCCTGTGCAACAAGTTGCGCTTTACGTGCTGACCATTGGCCTGGTCGGCCGCCCTTGGATCCAGCCATGACGCGATTTTTAATTTGCTCGCGCAGTTCTGGTTTAGTGTACACTTTTATTTAGTGCTGTATCTTTGTTATTCTACCAATGCTTAGCGCATTACACTAATGACTGAACAAGAAGAGAAGTGGCACGAGCGGTTCATTAAGCTTGCTCATGAGGTTGCTACATGGAGCAAGGATCCCTCAACCAAAGTAGGTTGCATCCTTGTTAAAAACAAAAAAGTTATCTCAACTGGTTACAACGGATTTCCTAAAGGAATTAGTGACAGTTTTGATCGACTTATGGATCGTGAACAAAAGTATGAGATTACTGTACATGCTGAAATCAATGCTGTTACCACTGCTGCGCTTCACGGTGTCAGCACTGAAGGAGCTTCTGCTTACATTACTTGGAATCCATGCTCTCGCTGTGCTGCTGTACTTATTAATGCAGGCATCAACTGCGTTTATGTAAGTACCAAACACCAAATCCCTGACCGTTGGCTTTCTAATTTTATTTTGGCCAGCAAGATCCTTGCCGAGGCTGGAGTAGAGTACAAAACGATCGATCCTTTCTAACCCCACACCAGTCATGAACACGTTTTTAAGCACCGTCATCTACAAAGGAGAGCGGTTTATGGACAATGGGCTCCGCTTTATGGAGATGGTTGTCCCCAACACAGGCTCATCGGGCAGTGACGTGCCGCTTCTTGTTGTGCCAAACCGAGCTGCCGGTGAGAACTTTGATGTTTTTCAACCTGGTGCACGTATTTTGCTTGGCGGACGTTTGTATCCAAACAAACAAGATTACAAGATGTATGTCATTCCCAATCAACAATTTGTGTTGGTAAATGACAAGAATTTGAGCATTAACAAAGTTAATATTTCTGGTAGTGTTGGTTACATTCCAGATCAAACAAAAGATGATTTGTTTACATTTACTGTAATGTGCTCTGCTCCTGCCCAAGTGGTTCTTGACCACAACTGGGACGACAGCCTCAGCTTCCGCATGGAGAGCTGGGGTGAAGATGCCAGGCGTTTGGACAAAATGCTTCACGTTGGTCGCCAGGTAAGCGTGGAGGGGATTTTACGCTACAACACGTGGAAGGCGCAAGACGGTAACATGCGCGGCAGCTACCAGGTGCGGGTTCGTGCAGGGCTTTATGCTGCTTTTGGTAAGAACAAAAAGCTTGTAAATCAACAAGAGAATAGTTCTGAAACAAGTGTTAAGAAGGTAGAAGTAGAGGCAACAGCTCCAGTTGTGACACTTCCGTTTGTTTCGGCAAATGTTGAGACTTGTCCTTCTTCTGTTAATTTAGATAACATCCCGTTCTGATAAGTTTTACTTATATAAGAGCGGCAACTTGTAAGTAAACTTTACAGGCTGCTGCTCTTTTTGGGTACCTTGGCGACCTAAGCTAAGGGTTCACGTCCGGTACGACGTTAAACTGCCACTAACCTCAACACCAAATGTAATGTCTGTTCTTTCTCGTTATCTCAACGCTGAAAAGTACCAAGGAGTTCTTCGTGACTTCTGCAATTGCCAAATTCTTAATGACAAAACTAAGCCTGGTCTCTTTCTTAAAGACACTGTGCTTGCTCGTATTGGGTGGAATGGTACTGCTGCACAATTCCCCTCAGCAGAAGAATATGAACACACCTACAACAACGGTGATAGCAACAAAGGTATCTTCTTTAAAACTCCGCGCATGCTCGTACTGCATTGCGGATTTCGTAAAGATGTAACCTTTATTGAGAACTCTGAAAAAGGTGGAATTGAAGGGCTTTATCCCCGTGATTCATATCTTTATGACAACTGGAAAGAAGCGAACCCTAACAAGCCTTCGCCTTACAAGCGTCGTCGTTTGATTCTTGTTTTCCTTGTAGACGAGAACGGAACTCCTGCCCATAAGAAGCCTATTCTTCTTTCAATTCACGGCGGAGCTTCTAATCTCTTTACTGATGCTTATGGCGCTTTTGTTGAGCAGCTGGAGTCAGTGTTTGCAGAGGCAATGGAAATCAAAGGTGCTGTTGGGTTTGACCCCAAGCAAGCAGCAGCTGCAATCTTTACTCCTACATTTGGTGCGCAGCTGTACGGAGAAGAGAACAAAAGCTGGATTGCTTATCCGAAGTCTTGGGTTGTCCCTACCGTCAAAACTATTGGAGATTTCTTTCCTAAAGCTGACGCAGACATCGACTTCATTGAAGATGTTTTTGGAACTTGCCCGCCTGAAATCTATGCCAAATCTTTCTTCCAGCAATGTGAAAAAGAGATTGGTTATCACGCTATCAAAGAAGGTCTTGATTTCACGCTTCCTCCAGTCAATGCAGGCGGTAGCAGCAAAGTTCTTCTTGGTGCCCGTGATGCTGACACAGGCGAAATTACTCTTTAGTCAAAAAAGGGAGTTATCTCTCCTTTTTTAACCTTATAAGGGGAGCTATAACTCCCCTTTTTTCTTATGGGTGGAGCTAAAACTGATCTTAAAAAAGCACTCAAAACTTATGGCTGGGCACTAGAACGTCACGGCACACGCCATGATTTGTACCGTAAAGCCGGTGAGTTGCTTTCAATTCCGACAGGTACAAAGATGTATTCAAGAGCTGTCATGAACATCATGCAGCAAATAAAAGGCAAAAGTAAACGTTTTAGTCTTCGTGTTCAGAACGAATTGCCTTGCTTTCAAGAGCACCCAACCGATTTACAAGGCCACGAATAAATGCTTGGCGCATAACTGCAAGCTCTAAGAGTTTTATTGCGCCTTGCTTCATTACTTCAATGTCTGTTACGTTTTCTAACTCACGTTTAATTTTTGTTAACAAGAACTGATCTTCCAGCGTTTGTTCAAACGCGTTTCCTTCAAACGGAATTTCAAAAATTTCAAACTTGGACATTAATCCCAAGCGTAAGTGCTTACTTTAACGCCAATTGACCTTGTGTCAAGTAATTTTGTTATCTGCTTGACCCCAGTGGGTTTGGCGGTAAACTACCCCTGTACCCCTTGCACCTCTTTAAATGGCCACTAAAAAATCTTTGAGCGGCAGTGCTCATATCGAAAGCACGCCTAAGCGTACGTCTGTGGGCCAGGGCAAACGTAAGCGCGGCTCTTGGGCTATCCAACGCAAAAAGCCCATGCGCGGCCAAGGCAAAGGTTGAGTGCAGACATCTTTACCTTTTTAATTTTTTAATCAACCTTTTGTACACACCATGAAATTATTTCGACTCAAAAAATGGGACGATTTTGGTCTAGAAATTTTGTTAGAACTTATGTCTTGGAAACGTTTCAACGTTTGCACATGTACATACAGTTGTAGCGATCTGTATAAACCAAAAGGATTTTTGCCTGAACTTTGTTTAAGTATTTCAATGTTTCGTTGGCATACTGTAGTTGTTGTAAACGTTGTTTATAGCAATCATTTTTTTGAAATTAATTTATTTCAGAAAACTGATGAAGATTACACATCATCTATAACACCTTTATTGGAGTTTTAAAAAGTTAACAATTTTATTGTCAAAAACGCTGCTATTTTTACTAACAATGGCTGACAAACTATCCTTGATTCAAATTGCTGAATCAATCCAACACATCAGTTTTCTTAAAGATTTGCCTGACACAGGTGAAGATGAGCGTGCAACGCTTGAACAACACCTTAGTGACTTGGCTTCCCGCCAGGTGGCAAAATTTGATGCTGTTATTGGCATGATTAAAAAGTGTGATGCTTACATAGAAGCATTGCAGAATGAAATGGAAGAGGTTAAAACTAATCTTGATTCTTGGAAAAAGAATCGAGACAAAATAATTTCTATTGTTAAGTTTGCTTATCAACAAGACTTGATTGATAGCAGGCCAACAGGTATTAAGTATCAAGCAACTATTAAGAAAGTTAAACCACGTTTGGTGGATAACTTTGATAACTGGAATGAAGATGAACGTGCTGAGTTTGGCTTGAGAAAGACCACAACTGTTACACGCATCAAAGATAACGCAGTTATTGAAGTAAAACAAGAAGATCTTCCTGACAAAGATCGCGTTCGCAACGAACTTACTATTGACTCAGGTTTAGCCCCAGTATCAGCGCAGTTGGTTCAGGGGTATTCTTTTGTTTATGAAAGGCGTAAGCGGTTAACAGCTCCTGATGCACACTAAGTTGTTCCGTATTTGGGCCAAAGCACTAGGAGAAAAAGCTTCTGAGCGTAAAGCAGAAGCAGACATGCATGCCGTAACAAAACTTAATAGTATTAAGTCCCCTACCCCCCTTGCGGTTTACCGTAAAAGGAATTATTCTGTGCACACCCTCCTTCATTGCCATGCCTAACCAGTATTTCATTAATGACTCTGCCAACTATGCAGAAAGTTTTCAGCAGTACGTTACTAACTACAGTTCGTTAATGCGCATGGTTGAAGCAAGTTGTTTTGCTTTTCAAGAAGTTTCTGGCAAAGAGTTATTTGACATGACTGGAGATCTTATGTATTCAGCTAATGTGTTTTACAAAAAACAAAACAACATTGAAGATGAAGACACTTCTTTTACTACTTACGTCAACAAAAATGAATTAAAAACTATGCTTGCTGAAGTTGTTCAAGAATATTTCAACAACGCAAGTATTAAAAATGACTAATCCTTCTTATTTTCTTGAGGTTAGTGAGGAAGGTGTTATTGTCTTTCCTGATGAACTCATGGAACGCATGAATTGGAAGGAAAATGATGAACTGTTTTTCCGTGATTTAGGTAACGGAACTTTTCACATTTCTACAGTTCCTTATGATGCAAAAGATTTAACTTCTGAAATTATTACCCCAGTGGAGAGCAATCAGGATGAGGCTTAAAATTGTTCGAGAAAATCTTGTTCGACGTATGTCTGTCAACTACGTCGCTTACTTAGGGCAAGCTACTGATTACCCTAAAAACGCAACACAAGATTGGTGTGCTGGTTATTTTCATGCAAAAAAAGATGTAGAAAATTTCTTAAAACAATTGGAAATATATGAACCTTTTGAAGAAGAGGAAGAAGAAAAACAGATAACAAATGAGTAA